ATATATTAAATTCATTTTCTTCAACATCTCCTTTTGGATTAAATACAATTCTATCTATATCTTTTCTGTCAATATGATTAAACCAAATATCAAAAGGATTTGTTGGTTTAGGTTTAGGTTTTTTATCATCATCAGTTTCAATATAAAATGAATATTTTTGATAAAATTGTTTTGCTACTGCAGGTTTATTACGGATATATGTTTTTCTAGAATAATATAAAATATCTCCAGTATCAGTATATAACATACATTCATTATTCATTTCTTCCATGAAATAATCTAATCCATTTTTATACCAACCTTCATATTTATTTGAAGGTGGATAATCAATTACATTCCATTTAATTAATTGTTTATAAGATAATTTATTTCCATCACCATTAAAAGTTTCATACTTTATTTTTAATGCTTTCTTACCTTCATATCCTTCTTCATCTTCTTTTGAATATTGATTCCAAAAATTTAATCCTCGTTCATCACCATTAAAATTATTATAACATATCATTCCAACTTTTAACCAATTCTCATAATCATATCTCGGTTTAAAATTATGCATATATTTTTTAAAATCTTCTTCACTACAAGTAGGACAAGGAATATTTTTTATTTCATATGGAATATCGTCTTCATCTTCACTTTGACTAGGAGATTGAACTGGACTAACAGAAGGACTATTAATAAAATTCATTCTTTTATGATTAAAATAATCTTTTAAATCATCCCATTCATAAGATTTAATCTCTCCCATAATTTCTCGTGTATCCAGTTCCCACATATTATTCCCCCATTTAATTAAATCACAATCTACTTTATCAACTAATACTTTTGTTTCACATTTATATTTTGGAACATTATGAATATAAATATAATAATGACTTCCTTTTTTTGTTTCTGTTGTTGCTACACAATCTTCATTTAATAAATCATATAATTCACAATCTCCTATATCTTTTTCATCAAAGTCAACACAAAATAAATCTGGAATATGTTTTAATGATATACTATAATTATTTCCATATCCTCTATCATTTTTAATTTGGTCTGGATTCCAATCTTTATGGTCTGCAAGGGGTTTTTTTACACCATTTACAAGATTGACTTGTATCTTTCTATAGCATGGAATTTTATGTTTTTCTTCTAATTCTTCAACAAAGGTTTTAATGGGACGGATATTCATATATGTATACTTATATTTTATTTTTTGTTATTTAATTTTTTCTCCACTTCTTTTCTATGATATAGTATATCAAATAAACTTTAAATATAAATAATATAAGATTAATTATTTAAGGAATTTGTGGTTCTGGTTCTGGTTCTGGTTCAGGTTGAGGTTCTTTTTCTTTTTCTTTTTCTTTTTTTGGAACAATTAATTCTTCATCACTTACTTCATCTGGATTATCTGGTGGTGGTTTTCTTTCACACATGCATAAATAACATAAATTCATTTTACAATAACATCTTGATTTCCATATAACAGCAAGTAATCCTCCTAATGCTCCTAATATTAATCCAGTTGCTCCTGCAAGTTCATTAATATTAAATTGTTGTAATATTCCTTCACCCATGATAAATTTATATTATATGATATAATAATATAAGATAAAAAAAACTAAATTAAAATATTGTAATTTACAAGATTATATGGTTCGTCCAGTTGTAATAGGTGCTGATCCTACTACAGATGCTACTTGAAGTTTCTGTTTTTGTTTCTCACCTTGTTTATCTAATTGTTTTTCTTTTTCTCCTCCTTCTTCAATACTACCTACACCGCCAATAATACCAGATAAAATATCTACTGCTCCACCTAATAGAGCAACTGGAGGAGCAACTGTTCCAATTACATCTAAACCAGCACCGATAATCTGTCCAGCATTAGCAATCTTTTCTGCAGTATTATCACCTTGTAAATGAAATGAACCTCCTTTAAAATCATCAAATAACGCCATACCACCAGTAGCAAGACCACCAGCAATCCCTAAACCTTTTCCTAATTTTCCAGCAACTCCACTCACTTTACCAACTAATTCTTCTCCTTCTTGTAGTCCACCTTTTACAAGTTTGGATCCCATTTCTTCAACATGTTCCGCCTGTGATAAACCAGTTCTTCCTTCTGCTCCCATTTCTCCAGCAGTAGTAATTTTACTAGTTGATATATGTTCGTCTAATGGAGATTTACTAAATACTGCTTCTTTTATTCCCTTACCAGCATCTCGTAATCCTTCACCAGTACTTCTAATTTCTTGAACTGCTTCTCGTCCTGCTTGTTTTAAACCTAAACCTTGACCCCCTTCATTAACAAATTGTTTATATGCTTCTAATTTAGTATTATAAGCACCACCACTATAAGCACTAGATACAAGATTTTTAGCACTTGATAAATATTCATTTTCTTTTTGTTGTTCTTTTAATCCAGTAATAGTATCTGCTAATTGATTATTAGCATTAATAATTCCAGCGTTGACCTGTGCTATTCTACTATCTATCATATTTCCGTGCATATGTCCAGCATTAGTAGAGAATAAGTCCATTTTATAAATATATAATATATATTAATTACATTTATAAAAAAATAAATTTAATGAATAGTAATTATAGTAATTATAGTAATCTTATTTCTGGAGTAGAAATATTTTAATATCTATTTTTTTTATTATTCAATTGTAAATTCACCTACTATAATGACTATCATTACTATTCAAGGATATAATTGTTTTTCATGATTTTTAAATACTCGTGCTGGATTTGATTGTAAATCTAAATACATAATATTATAAGGTTCACTATGTACTTCATCATACATTTTTAAGAAGTTTTCCTGACCTCCTACTAAATCTCCATATTCCTCCATCACTTTATTTTTTTCGGCGGTATTTTGTAATCTACAAATAATTACAGCATTAGCATTATTCCTTATAAGTGGACTTAAATTTTTAAAACTTTGAGTAGTTATGCAGTAGAAATTTATATAATGTCTAAATCTGGTTGAAAAAAAACTAATACTATCATTTCTACTTAATCCACCGCCTCCTTTATGAGTTAAACAATCATCTAAAATTAATGCTCTGGTGGGTCTCTCTTCTTTTGGATATTGAGATTGTTCTTCTTTTATTCCTTCAATTAAAGTATCATCAAAAGTATCATTACAATCAAAATATTTATCTAGTATTTTTCCTTTATTATCACTATATAATGTAGTTGATATGATTTGAACTATTTCAAACATTCCTTTATAAAAATCATTATTACATAATAGATTAATAATATAATTACTTTTTCCAGATTTAACGGATCCTATAATAATCATTAAACAAGGCATTTTACATAAATTTTCATGAATTTTTTCAAACTTATCATTTTCAGGAACATCTTTTACTTTTTTAATCTTTGGAACTTTTCCTTTTTTATCCATTTATATTATAGTATTATATTTTATTTTAATATATTTAATTTAAAAACAATCACCATATATTCCTGCTGTAGATTTCCATCCACTCGTAGCATGTTGAATTTTATTTAACATTTCTTTTTTTTCTCGTTGGATCATCTGTTCTTCTTTCTTTTTCTTTTTTTGTGCTTTTCTTACAGCATCATATTTAGTTATTGCTTCTAATTGTGCAGTATATAAATCTTCTTTAGTCAATCCATTAATATATTCTACTTTTTGAATAGGTTTAGTAGATTTAGTTTTTACTTGTTCTTCTAATTCATTAACTTCTAATTGTTCTTTTTCAATTAATAATTGTTTCTTTTTCTTTTGTAATTCTTTTGTGTTTACTTTTTCTTTTTTATTTGCTCGTCGTGTTTCAAGTGCTTTTTTTCTAGCATCTTGTAATTTTTTTAAATGTTCTGGTGATATAGGTTTTCTAGGTTTTCCATTTTTATTTAATTTAACTGGTTTTCCATTTGCTTTTAATGGAACAGGAGGAGGAGTTGCTTCTGTTCCACCAGCATTAATAGTACTATCTGGAATATTGTAATTTACAATTTTTTTTTCAGGGTTTTCTAGAACTGCATCAAAAATCTCTTCATCATTAATAGGTTCAGGTTCAACAAAACTAACTATTTTATCTTCAATTGTATCTTCTTCTTTATCTTCTTTTTCTTCCTCATATATAAAATTAGGGTTTTCCTCTCCAGTTGACTCATCTACTAAATCATCTACAAAATCATATGCTAATTGTGGAGGAAGATTACTTTTTTCCATCTTATAATATTAATAAATATAAAAAAAATAATCTAAAAATAAATTAAAATTTATCTATTTTACTAAAAATTTATAGAAAAGTTTTTATTCATTTAATCTATTTAAATTAATTAATGTTTTTTATAAAATCATTAACTTTATTTTCACTTATGCTCCTTCTGTTTAATATGAAGAACAACTACAGATTGTCCAGATAAATTAGTAGCAAATGTTTCATCAACATAGCAAAAACTTACATCAAAACTATTCAATCGTATTTCTTGTTCGTTAAGTAAATCTACATACATGAGATTATTAGGTTCATAAAATACTCGTCCTACTTCTGTTTCTTTTGATTGTCTTGGAAGCATGGATAAGATAGTAGAATTATTACCTTTAAAAGCATTAATATTTTTTGTAGGAATATTATCTAATCTAACGAATAATGCTCTTGTATTTTGTAATGTTGGAGTAGTTGAACTATCAACTAAAAATTTATCATTATCACCTCCACCACCTAAAGCAAAAGTATCAATAACTCCTTTATTTAGAAATCCAAATAATTCAGGTGTATTACAACCACCAGTAAGAGTATAATGTAAACTAGGTTTAACAATAATAACTGGACTTCCATCAAGATTTTTATCTGTATTTTGTAAACCCAAGAAATTATGAGTTGATGTACTTGCTGGATCATAATTATTCCATGCCCTTCGTTCTAATGACCAACATCTTTGAGTTAATCCACTACCTCTACAAAATTCAAACCATCCCATAAATAAACCATCTGCCTTATCTCCTGCATTATAAACATCAAATAAAGCATTATTAGTAATATTTGAATTTGGACCAAGTGGAGCATTTATACATTTTTCAACACTTAAATTAGCATCTGTAATTGCTGGAGTTGTTCCTACATATAAAACTGGATGTAAACATCTATTCGCCTGATGAATTGGAGATAAATTCATGTATTTAGTTCTTCCATCAACTCCTACATCTTTATATAAATAAATTTCAGTAGCAACATCAGTCGCCGTAAGCATTTCAATTTTCATTTGTTCGTTAATTAATGTAAATTTAACTTTTGTATAATTATCAGCATTAGTATCAATATCATATGGAAATCCTATAGCACTTGTTTCACTATAATCAATATCAGCAACATAAATACTATTTTTATTTCCTGCAGTAGCACTTCCTCCTGTTTCAGCAGGATTAGTAATTGTATGAGCAATAAATAATTCATCATCATATCTATATAGTACATAATCACAGAAGAACTCAAATGGCCATTCACCGCCCCTAACTCTACTCCAATATTTAGGTCCCATAACTCTATTGAGATTTAAAGTTCCAGTCGGCGGTGTTCCTAAATTACTTCTACTTAATCCAACTGCCCAATTAACCCCTTTTCCATTAGCATCACTAAAATCTACAATTAGTTCACCATTAATTAAACTCATAGGAAGTTCAGGAAGCATAGCAACAGCAGGATAAGTTTGGTGAGAATTAGCAGTAAATTCTCCATTATTAGTTCCTGCATCTATTCCATAAGTCCAATTTACAGCAGGAATATTATTTATTTGTTGATTTTTTGTAAAACATGATAAAGCATAAGTAGATTTATTATCTGTATTTCCATTATATTCTTCAAGAGTATATGAAAATCCCTTAAATTCATTTGTAGAAGCATCTATTTTTCTTTCAACTGTCCAGTATCCCATGTGATTAGGATGGTGAGAACTTAAATTTAAAGAATTTTGTATCATTTTTGCTAAATCTTCAGTATTAACTCCCATACCACCATTAACACTTACCCCTGTTAAACCAGTTTGAACTGGATAAGAAGTTGTTTGATATTGTTGAACAGTATCACTTAATACTTGACCGAACCATTGAGCAAATAAATCACCATTTAAATTTAATGAATAAGTTCCATCTACATTAATTTTACAAGATTGAAGTGCTATTTGAGAATTTGCAGGAATAACTATATTGGATGATAATTGATTTTTAAAACTCCATGCTTTATAAATACTATCATCCATACCAAAATTAGTCCGTTCATTTATACGATTTGAAAGAATAATTGAAGTCATTTATATTATAGTATAATATTTTAATTTATTATTAAAAAAAAATATATTATAAATATTATAATGCCTGTTAAAAAAAAGAAAGGACGAACCAAAGTGGCGAAATGTTTACCTTGTAGTGAAGATAAAAGTAAAAATTATGTACCTTTAAAAGCACCACCAAAAACAAATAATAAAATGAATGAAAAAGAAATATTTGATGGAAGTTCTTCAAAAAAATCTAATAAAAAAAAATATTAAAATTTGTATTTTACAATTAAAATATTATATATAATATAAATGCCTCAACATCTAGATAAAGTATATTATGTTCTTGCTGGAATTAACAAACATCAACATTATAAAGATTGTAAATCTAAACTAGACGAAGAAGGAATTCCAATTACAGAAGCAAAAATGCTTGATATGGTGAAAGATTTACCTGAAGGTGAACCGATTGATGAACCCCTTGAACCTAAAGATTACCCTGATAAAAAAGATTTACCCCCCGACTACTAATGCATATCGTTCTGGATATTTTAATTTAAATATATCAAGTTTATCAATTTTTTTATAATAATTATACATGGATTTACATTTTGCTATATCTTTATTCATTTCATAATATTCCTTTTTTTTATTTGGATTATTTTTATAATATTCCCTTGCTCGTATTCTATTTGATTCCATAAATGTTTCATCTTCTTTCTTTTTTTGATAATGTTCTTTAAATTTTAAAAGTCGTTTTTGATATTGCTCAATTGCTTTTTGGATCATAATATCGTCCATTTATGTTTTCTATAATCTATTATATATAATAATATTGTCTTTTGTTTAAATAATATTTCAAATAGTCATTATAGTCATTATAGTAGGTGAATTTACAATTGAATAAAATAAAAATGATATGATAAAATATTTCTACTCCCGAAATAAGATTACTATAATTACTATCATTACTATCATTAAAATATTGTAAATTACAATTTATTTTTTATCTTTTTTTTGTTGTTCTGTCAACATTATCTCTTGTGCTATATTATATGTTAATTTTCTAGGTTTTTCAATCTTAAATAATACTGATGAATATTCTCCTATATTAGCATAGGATCCATCGGGGTCATGTATACTAATAGCAACACTAGATAAAATTCTATTTCCACTCATAGTAAATTGTAATGAACTTTCAGTACCAAAATAAAAATCTCCTTGAGGGTTCATTTTATCTATAACTGCAACAATCGGCATTTGTGTATTTTCAAATTTTCCACCTATAAAATGATTTCCACCGACTATATCACTTCTTATTGTATAATATGACCTCGCCATAGATGTAGGAAAATCACCTGCTACTACTTTTAATGATGTTGTTGCTTGTTGAATTGTAGGATATAGGGGGTACCCATTTGGAGGAGTTGGATTTACTCTATCATCTAGGGTTAAAGGTTGAGTAAATTGATTATTATAAGCACTTTGACCAAATGTATTTTGAGTATATACTTTACTATCTCCAATAGGAATATCTGCATTAGTAGTTAAAATATTTAATGATGGAGTATTATTACTTCCTATTCTTTGAGTTCTTACATTTGGATTATTTTTATCAAATTGTTCATAAGTAAAACCCATTAATCCCCATAAACTATCTTTCCATTTATCTTTTGGAATTCCAAAATCTTCAATTGTAATTCCACATATACTATCAAAAATACTAAAATAATCTTGATTTGTATTTGGTCTTTGATATTTGTATTTTACAAATGTAGATGGTTGACCTTCATTATCATTTAAACTATAAATTTTTCTTTTTTCATAAGGATAATGTGTTGGACTAAAATCCATATAATCATCTAGTACATTCATTTTATAAACAACTCTATTAGCATCATCAACGAAATCTTCTCTATTAGGTGCATCTCCTTCATGATTAGTATCAGTAATAACAATTTTTTCTAAACTTCCAGCATTACTATTAGTTCCAATATTTTTAGGAGTATGAAAATCACTAAAAAAGAAATGTGTTCCATCATATCCAATTGTGCAATTATCAGCACCAATATAAGATTGATTAATTTTTCTAACATTTAAATATCTACTAAATGAATAGTCAACTAAAGGAATAGTTGTCGGTGTAGGTTTATCTGGTTCAATTGAAGGAGTTTGGGCGAACACAGTATTTAAATCTATACTTGAACTCATATTTTTTAAGTCTTTTCCAGTCCATAACATAATAGCAGTATTTCCATAAGAATTCCAGTGGAAATCAAAACCTAATTTTCTTTCTTTTTCAATAGCACCTCCATTAAATAATAAATCAGGAAGTCCTCCTAGTTGTTCTGTGTTAATTACAATATTTCCAGTACTACTTTTTGAAGCAAATCCATAAGTAAACTGATTACGAGATGTATCTGGATTATCATAAAATTTATCTTTTTGTAATGGATCATAATGAAAAAATATAACTTGACTAGATAAATCATCTTCATTTTCAGTAAAAGGATTAATAGTTGTTTCTTCATAATAACTAAACCCTAATAATGTTTCTCCATCAGGAATTCTTGCAGTTATATAATGTTCGTCTGTCTTTCTATTCATATGAATAAACCGACTATTATTGATATTAATATTTTTATCTTTATAAAAACTCTCTGTTGTATCTGCAGTTGCTAAATTTTCTTTATACCAAAATTCAGGATAAGTTCCTTCAACTTCCAAAAACTCTTTCCATAATTTTAAATTATATTCATTATATTCTAAATCTAATGTTATAACTGGATTACTATTGAATACTTCAAATTCCATAGTTAAACCTTTTATTCCATTCCATCTATTAATTCGTTGACCTAATTCATAAAAATCTGGTCGTTTCATGGCGACATATTGATAATTAGTATAATAATCTCTTCTTAATCGTGCATTTGTTTCAGTTAATCCAGCACTAGGTTCATCAGCACTTTTAATCATATTAAAATTATCTTCTTCATAATTAAAAATAGTTCCAGCATTAAATCCTTTATAAGTTTGACTATTTAATCTTCTTGTAAAAGGTGCTTCTCTACTTATATTATCAAAAATTTTATGACTATGAGGTTCTGCTAAACTAAATGTATCATTTTGAGTTATTTCTTGTAATTGTCTAGTTAATTCATTTGCTATATATTCAGCACTATTAAAACCTGCTGGAATAGTTAATGTTTTAATTTCTTTATATTGATAATAATATGCATTTTCAGGGTCAGGAGCATAAGTACTTCCACCAACTTTAAAACTTGTAGAAGGTTGATTAGCACCTCCATCATTTAATCCAGTCCACCATGAAAGATTTCTAATCATTAAAGTATATCTATCACCATTATTTCTTAATTTCAACATATTTTTATTTCCATTATCACCATCAATAAAATAATATTTATAATCAGTAGTCATAAAACAACTCCAAGGATTACATAAAACTCTTCCTTCTGTTAAACTATCCTCTGCTACTTCATTCCATCCTCCATTTGAATCAAAAGAAGCATCTTCATACCAATCATGATTTTTTACAAATCTTCGTGGAAGTTGCACATAAGCATCTAAATCCATATTTTTATAATAACTAATAACCATATTTATTTCATTATCTTTTAGTTCTACTTCTTTTCCAGTTGGATCCGTTGATGCTTCTCCAACTGCATTAGGTCTCCATCTATTTAAAACTTCTTGTTTAGTAGCACCAATCATATTATAATCATCTGTTATTGGAGTTTGATAAATAAAATCAGGAGGTTCTGTAATTTCAGTATCATATAAAGTTTGTTTAACTCCTAATGATTTTCCTTTTATATCCATAGTATTTAAATTTCCTGCTCCGTCAACATTAACAAATGAACTATATACAGAAACTTTATCTCCTGCTTCTAAATGTACTACATCACTTAAATTATTCCTCCATGATGAATTAACTTCTACATTATCTTCTCGTAATTCATTTGAAGATTGTCTATTACATTCAATAACCTTAATATCTAATTGTTGGTTCATTATATAATAGTATTATATTTTATTTTATATTTTTTATTTTAATATGTTGTAAAATTCAATATAATCTTATATTATTAATGAAATAACATATAAAAATAGTCATTATATCGGTTTTAATCTCGTTTTATTACTAAAAATGACTTAAAGAGACATTAATTTTAAAATTAATTATTGTTTTAAGTGCTTTTATTAACTATTTAAGATTAAAATGATGTATTATATGATTTAATCTATTATTATTAATGTTTTTTAATCATTTTTTAGTAAATTAAGTAGTAAATTTAATCCAATCATCCATTAAATAAGTTTCTACTGCATTTTTATAATTTGTATATGCTTGTGTTCCTACAGGTGCTTTTGTTCCTAATGATTTTATTAAATCCTCTTTACTAATTAAACCTTTATCAACCATTTTTGATTGTTCTTCAAATGAAAATTTCGCCATACCTCTCATTAAATTTAAAAAACTTTCTTGTTTCTGTTTAGCATTCATCCTAAATATTCTATCTTCTTCATTATAATTTCTTTTTTGTTCTGCTGATAATTGTGAATAGTTTGTTATACCATCTACAAAATATCTTTCATTAATATTTTTTCTAAATTCTTCTCTATTTGGATCATAATCTTTTTTAAATAATCCTAATATACTTCTTACAACTTCTTTTGCTGGACTTCTTAATGTTTTTAATCGTAAGTCCATATAAAATAATGAATACATAGTGCAGTATCCTCCTATTTCAGTAATAACTACACCTTCATATTCTCTATCTCCTGCACTACTTCTATCTCTTGATTGAAAACCTTTATAACCTTGAAAATCTGTAGGGCAAGTTTCATCAGGAGGAAGATATTTAAATCCTTGTTGTAATTCCTTTAATCTTTCTTTTTGAGTTTGAGGAGTATCAACATTCATAATACTTTTAACTTGTTTATCTATTTCTTTATTTAATTTTTTAATTCCAGTAGACATATTTATCCCTTGTAATTTTTTTAATTCTCCTTTAGCATTTCTTCGTCCGTAAAATTTTTCTCCATGTGGTTCAAAATGTTCTGCTTCCATTCTCCAAGTATTAAATAAGATAAGATTTTGATGATGACTATCACGACCTCCTCCTGATTGAGATACATGAAGAGGAATAGCAACAACTTTACTTCTCATCCAACATCTTATAATACTTTTTGCTACTTCTTCTAGATTTTCTATTAGTTGTCTATTAGGATTTTGTGCACTCGTTTTAGTTGTTTTAGGAGGTTTATCAAATGCTACTATTGTTTCTTTTGGAACAGAACAATCATTACTATTATTTTTTAGTATATAAGTCATAGTCATTAATATAGATGGAATGAAAGAAGTCCACGGCATAAAAATCGGCGTAGCATTTGATTTTAAATTATTATATATTTCTTCACCAGATAAATCTTTAATTTCTCCATATTGTTTTGTAGTTAATATTCCATTTTTAACACTATCTACTTTTATTACTTTTCCTAATGGTTTTGATTTATCTATATTAAATTTAGCAGGTGGTTTTCCAATTTGTAATTTTCCTTTTCCTTCATCTTTGATTTCCTTTCCTAATG